GTAAATTGGGCGCCTTTGGTGGGCGTAACGGGGTATATGCCATTAACGCCTGCCGTCAGGACGGATGTCAATTCGTGGGCTACCTAGCTGCCAAGCCACCCCTAAACCAGTAGACTCAATCCGAAAACTCATCTGGCGAGCACGGAGGCGGGTATATACCTGACCATCAAACTCCTGAACCTCGTAGGTATTACGGCTGGTGTAGTTCTGGGAACTTTGTACTCGTGGGGTATCTGCCGTACCGTAAGGCGTTCCTGAGTTCTGTCTTGGACGCAAAGTCATCGTAACCGAGGGCTGGTTTGCATTAGATCCGTTAAACGTAATGTCTGGCAGGATACGCCATACAAAACCAAAGTTATGCCCATCACTAATGTCAAAGTCAGACGACTGGATATACGCTTCAATTGGTACTGGGGTTAACCCTGATACATCATCTACGTTAGCTTCATGGAACAATATCTTATTGCCTGGTGGATAGGCAGCCATTGGGAACTGACGCAAACCGGAGTCTAGCCAAGCCGTTCTATTCATTGTGCCGTACGACCATACTCGTTCAAGGTAGTTGTAGATGACATACTTATCAACTTGATTACTGTTTTGCGAACAATAGAACCACCATATCTCATTGTAAGATTCGTTTGAACCAGCAAACACTTGGAAGGCTTGGTCTTTATTAATGTCGTCAAAAACATAGCTCCACAGAGTACACGGCAGAGTTTCAACGCGACCTGTGTACGAGAAAAACTTATCCACGCCCATCCAGAAAGTCACGTTATTTATCGTAATCGAGGCGTTTGGAGACATGATGGAGATGTTGTCCTGCAACAACTGGAAGCCCCATACATAAGGCGGTCCTAGATACTGCATGGAGTAAATCGCCGCGTCAGACCAAACCAGGATCTCTTGGCGGGTAGACTCCGCGCACATAATGAATGAACCAATGTTAAGGCGGTACTCACCAGACTGGTTTGTAGCCTGTGGCACCCAGTCAAACGGGTTTTCTTGGTCAGACCAGCGTACTAAGAGGGGATCAAATTGGTTATTAGCGTTTAACGGGTCATATGGATTAGCACCAAAACAGATAGCAAACCGCTGAATAGACGACCCAATAATCTGGTTGGTTGTATTAGGCACAAACTGACCTGCAAAGCCTGCATTGGTTGATGCGGTGTTAAGTAACAACGCCCGTACAGTAATGCCTGTAGTAGCATCCCAGTAATAAATAGAACTACCACGAGGGGCGATAAGCAAGTCTTCCCCAAAGTTATCGTTTGTCCAAAGGCGTAACTGCTGACCAATACCAACATCTGCTGAAGTACCCCAACCCCGTACAGGAGCAACAGGAGTCGAAATCACAACCGCACCGCCCGATGCCGCAGTTGAAGTAGTTAAATACGTAAAGCCGCCTATAACAGTTGATATTGTGTAGGTGCTTGAGCTGGTTACGGTAACTGGAAAAGCCTTTTGCAGAACTAGACGGTTGATTCCGCAAGCGTCTGCGGCAATACTTACAAAGTAAACATAGTCGCCAGTAGTTAAGCCATGTGCAGCCTGAGTAACCGTAAGAACCGAGACACCAGCGCCAGTTGCCGTAAATGGATTTGTTAAGGTTGTATTTACATAAGAAGGCCATGTACCTGCGCCCCAACCTGTGCCTGTAACAAAGACGTCTAGACCACTTTGAATCTGAAACACCATCGTAATATTAGTGCCGCCGCCAGTTGCAGTAGAAGTTGCGTTGCTGGCTACGGTAAACGTAAAGGTATCTAGGTCTACGTATGTAATCTGGTGTTCCGCATTTAACTCTGTGGCAGGTATTCCACCTACTGCAGTGGCGCCGCTAATTGTTACAAAGTCGCCTGTTAATCCGCCATAACCAGCGTAGTCAATCGTAATGATGTTAGAACCATTAGTTGTCTTAATGATGTTATTTGTTGTCGGCGTAGAGGCTGAAGTAAACGTAACACGAATAGGCGTAACATCGTTGTAGTTGCCACCCTGCTCAATATAGTATTTAAGGTTAGTGCCAACACCCAGTAAGTTAGCGCCACTTAAAGTAACCCAGTTCCATAAAGCACGGGCTACACCCAGAAACGTGTCGTTAGACAGACGAATCCAGCCGCCAATCTTCTCAGGGTAGCCAGAACGAAAACGCACCTTGTCGCAGTCAAAGTAACCGCCTTCGTTGCTGTAATCCGTTCCTTCGCGGTTAAGCCCTGGTCTGAACTGGAGTTTCTGTAATGGCATACGGGTTTACCCTAACATTTTTATTGCTTCTTCTTTGACCTCGGCAACGCGTCTTGACCAGCCTTTGCCGAACGTTTCGAAGGTCTTTAGTGATTGTAAGAACTCTAGGCGTTTTGCGCAATACAGTTCTACTAGTCTAGCTGGGTCTTCTTCCGCTTTTTCTACGGCAGCAAGAGTAGCAGGGCCAAAACCACCATCAGCAGTAACCCCAACACACGACTGCAAAAACTTAATGGCGCGTCCAGGTCCTGAGTTAACAGCGACATCAAAAACGCAATAATCAACACCAGCCACAAGCTCATCAGCTCTGACAGCATCCCAGTACTTCCTTTTATAAAGTGGCGCAACGGTTTCAGGGGTTAAAGCGCGCATCTGTTTTTCATCTACTTCATGTCCGACCCATTCTTCCCAAACCCGCTTAGTAACACCAAGGTTAGTCATGCCGCCTGGATCTTGCGGATGGTTTACAAAGCCGCCCTCGTGGGCAAGCATCTTAGCTAGGCACTTCTCAAAGTTACTTTGGCTCATTTTTTCATTAAATCCTGTATTTCTTTGTTTTTATCTTTACTGCCTTGACTTGACCCAAAGTAGAACGATAGGACTTGCCCAGCAGAGCTAGTAATAAAACCCAATGCAAAGATGACCATTTGTTGTTGGTCAGTCGGTACATCACGGAACATCAAAATAGCAATAAACACAAACGCTAAAGATACCGTACCTAGCGCAAGGATTGGGACTACCGACTTATCTAGCTTAGTAGCGTGTTCACTTGTTGCTACGGTTGCATACGCTTGACGGGCGGAATCCCTGTCTGCTGCGTCTAACTTAGCGTACTCAAGATCAAGCTCTTTGAGCTTCATTGCCATTTCAGGATTGCCAGTTAAAGCGGCAGTAACACCCTCAACCGTAGCGTCATCAATGCCTAGCTTAGAAGCAATCCAGCCCACAGCAGCTCCACCAGCAGGACCAGCAACAGCAGTAGCCAGAACAGGAGCAACACCTTTAAGAAGTCCAATTAGGGTATCCATCATTATCGACCTACTGAGGTTTCGTTATCGCCTTTGCGAACAGTAACTTTATCGCCTTCGACCTGAACAGACATAGGATCACGGTCTGCCATGCCATCTAAGCGGTGGATCAGTTCTTTCATAATCTCAAACTCAGGCTTATCTTGCTTTGGCGTAGCGCCTGCGACACCGTTTAGCATCGAGATTAACGCTGTTAGGGATGCGCCAAGCAAGCCCATAACAGCAGCCATCTTGCCTTCCTCCAGTACTACTGAAGCCCCTACGCCCATCGCCACAATAATGGTGATGTAGATTAGTCCGTGTCTACCAATTGCTTTACCAGCTACTTCTTTGGCGGTGTCAATATATGTTTCTTTTTCACTCATTTAAAACGCTCCTAAAATAAACTTAAGCCACAGCGTCACAATCAGTGCCGCCATAAAACACCAAAACTGTACCTGCCTTACTGCCTTCAAATCATGCTGGAACTCTTCGTTGTTCTTGCGTTCCATGTTTTCAATGTCCAGCTTAATCTTTAGCAGCGCATCCCATTCTTTGGCGCCGTACTGCTTTACAAACTTAATCTTTAAATCAGCCTCCTCATCGGAGATTTGCTTCTTTCGCTTCCACTCGTCAAGCGCTTTAATCAGCGCCCGCTCCTTCTTAAACTCTGCTTCCCGCCTTGCCCGTATGCGCTCTTGCGCTTTCTGCTGGGCTACATCTACTGCGTCTTTTTGTATGTTCTCAATCTGCTTAGAAACGGACTTACCCGCTTCACGAGCAGAATCAAAGCCTGAACTAAGCCCCTTTACGCCATCTGAAAGCCCCAATGGATCTGACATATCCCACTATTTGCACCTTGATTCAATGTATGTTTGTTGTTTCATGTTAATTTTTTTTAGTTAAAGGTTTAGCTACATCTGTACCAAAAACTCCAGCTGGGATCATGTTAGGATCTAAAATATCATCAACGCCATCGCCATTACGTAAAGCGTGTATGCAATACGCCACAGTATTATCCTCTAAGGCTTCTAGTTGATGTATTTTATCTTTTTGAATATAAATCATGTGCGGTGCTTGAAAGTCGGTAGAAGCGCCGTTGACTGTAATTTTTAATTTTCCGTTTGCCAATAATGTTAGGTGGTCAAAACAATGCGCATGCCCTGTTTCTTTGTCACCAGCTTTTTTAAAATGCATCATTTTACTAAACAAGTTAGCAACACAGCCCATAGCTATTTGTGGATGGCTCATAATACTGTCACTCCTAG